TGGCGTGCGCTAGTTTGCTGGGTATTTTAATACTAGCTACACTCTCCCTTTGCCTCGCCACGTTATACCCAATCGCTAATTTTAATTTCATAGTAGTAAAAAGGGCGTCGAGTGTTTCACATTAGAGTACCATAAACTCTCGTCCTAGGCTCTCCCTAGACACCATGCTCGACGCCCAAGTGGTCACCCCTCAGCATCCTAAAAAAGTCTGCGGCTGGCATTGCAACAACCCAGTCGTAATGATCTCGATGTAAGGGGCAGACAGAAATTTTACCCTCTGCCTTGTCTCGCTCTGCTTGAGCAATAGCCCCCCACACGTCGATCCTCTTTCCAGACTTAACCTCGAAATGAATTAACTCAAGTTCAGGGTCGCCAGTTTGAATGTCAGGGGAGTCAGGCCCACCCGCGAATTGACACCCGCGAGTAGTTTTAGTATAGCCTTCGTGTCGGCAAATGCTTGCCCACGCCCGTTCATTTCTTGCACCTTTCTGCCTTGAGTTAATTGGCATTTAGAAGCCTAAGTCGTCCTTCTTTTCTTCCCTCTTACCCTCGCTAATGAACTTGTAATTCTCCAGCGTGATAACCAGTTTGCTCCTCTTTTCGCCGTTAGTCTCCCACGACTCTTGCGTGAGGCGACCCTCGATGAAAATCGGGTTTCCTTTTTTGAGGTACTTGGTAATCGTCTCACCAGCAGCACCCCATGCTTTCACGTCGAGAAACGTAGCTTCCTCTTTGCGCTCCCCCTTGTCCCCGCTCTTGAACGTGCGGTTAGTAACGAACCCCAGATTAGTAACGCTGTTACCGTTAGGTAGTTCCTTCAACTCTGGATCACGGGTTAGGCGTCCAGCCATCATCACCTTATTTAGGTTCATACTCATAGTTTATTGCTTACTTGTTTTCCACCATAGCAACCGTGTCTTTTGATCGCTTGATAAAATCTTCAACTGGTAGATCTTCATTGTATGACTCGCCCCATACCTTTCGGAGTTTGCTTATATTAATGGAGCAACAGGCTAAAAACTTGTCGCTGCCCATACGTCCATATAATTCTCTGTGGGCGTCTAGTATGCTGACAGCCTCTCGCCCTTTACGGTTTTGAAGCCTCCATCCATCGACCTCTACTCCCTCTTGGAGCTGCCGCTTGGCTTCCTTTTCCACCGCCTCGCACCACACCTTAAAGCGTCTGGCTGCGTGAAGTGCTTCACCTAATTCTTTAGGGTTACTTAAGTCAAAGTCTTTCATATCCTCGTCATCTATATCTTCGGTTAATGCTTTGCAGGTTAAATTATGCTTACACCATTTGCAGTAGGAGCAAGCGGTTGGCTCTGACGACTTGTCCAAGTGAGCGTCGAGTATACCGTCAACTATCGCCTTAGCCTCAGCCCAAGTGAGTCTGTATGTTCGGTGGTACTTCGCGTCTATATAAAGCTCGTGGCATACGCAGTAGTCCCGAAAAGACTCCTCCATGTACGCTAATGCGTAACCAGCTAATTGGGCGCGGTAGCCCGGACTCGGCAGGACGCCTCCACTCTTCAAGTCGAATACGTGTTCACCACTCACTAGGTCTGCGAAACCAAAATATCTCCCCGCCAGTTCCAGTTTCGGCTCCACGCGAACAAGTGCAGAACCGCCGATAGTGTTCAGAACCTCTTCAATAGCCCAATCAACGAGGCCAGCGTCACTTATGCTTCCGTTTTCCATCTGCGTCTTACTGCTTTTTCAAAGCACTCATGCAACCAAGTCCCTCTTGATGCTGCTTGGCTTGTGTGTCCATCGTTCTCAAACCGTGGACATTTCTCCCACTTCGGGAAATTGCTAGGGCTATGAGGGTGGTGTCCACGAGAGGCATGGTCAGGCTGCGATTGCGGAGACGAATCCTTCTGGGTTTTCTTTTGCTCTTCCATAAATCTGGTCTAGTTTATCTGGGCTAGCATCTGTCCATGTCTGGCCATTGTTAATCCAGCCACGCTGGCCGAAAAATTTATCCACCACCGAGTCCGTCAGTTTGTGGTCAGCCATAAGTTTAACCAGTTGACTCCGTGACCCGTTGCCGTTCATTGTGACAGCCTCCTTTGGTGCGGCCTCCTTTGGTGCGGCGACTTCGTTGCGGCCTTCAGCCACTTCCATTTCCTCCCGGCTAGGGCGCTTGGCGTCTGGGTCTTGGAATTTAGAATTAGCTATTGCTCTTCCTATCGCCGAAGTCTCCGCCACTTCGACCCAGTTCGTGCGGTTAGCATTTCGGTCTTTATCTTTCCAGTCCATTGCTATGCCTGTCGCCAGTAAGATGTCACCTTCATACAGGCTGGCCTTAACCACAACCCTATCCCAGTTCTCGCTATGAGCCTGTATCTCGGTGTGTATCCGAACCTTGTTGCTTTGCCCGTGGACACGCTTCAGTCTGGCGTCCACTTGTTCGTAATTATCTAAACGTCCCATTGATTTTTTATTTTGATATTAGCATTGAACCCTCTGATTAACCATACCAGACAGTCCATTCGTAACGCACAGAACGGAAAGTACATAGACCAGAATACCACGTCAAGCAATAAAGAAGCTGGAAGGGCTTTACGTGCGATTACTAGGCTTTATCGAGCAACCCCCAAGCGGACTCGTAATCATGTATTTTACTACCAGCCCCATTGTAAATCTTTACGGTGATCGCAGCATTAATATCATATGGCATGACCCAGAATCGGCGGGTGTCCAATGCACAGCAGATGAAGAAGTCCAGTTCGTCAGGGGAATATCTTTTCTTAGAACTCGGCCCCCTTGCCAACTGGAACGAATAGTGGGGTCTGGAAGACTTGTAGTAGTGTTGGCTTGCGGTTGACTTTACTTGAATCCGGCGGAACACCCCCCCCGACTTAACGGCTAAAAGATCGTAATGAGCGGCTGTAAACAGAGGGGCTGTTACTGTCCAGCCGTGGGCCATTAACTGCTCCGCAACTAGCAGCTCACCCCTTGGCCCCGTCTGGTTCACTCACTCATTCCTTTCGTATTAGCTCCCCTTCAAGGTTAGCTATGGTGGTAAGGGTGTCCGCGACGAAAGCCTCAGCCTCAGGGGAGGCGACTACGGCGTCTTCAAAGCCCTTTTGGTGTGCCTGAATTAGGCGGTTTACGTTTTGATGCCTTGGATTGGTTGTCCCGCACCCTGCCGATAGCAGAGTCAATGTCACGCTTAGCGTGAGCAACGTGATTGTCCGCCTTTGCATTGCGTAATAGGTTACCTAACTGCTCCAGTATCCTCTCTAGAGCAGGAACCGCCCTAACCAGAGAGAGCAACCATCCCACAGTCAGGAGTCCTCTGATTTTTTAATGCCGTGTCGCAGGAAAATCGCAAGGCCGCTGGAAACTACGAGCTGAAGCATAGCGCCCAACTCCAAATCCCCGGTGAAAAACCCCCCGATAGCGCCAATAATAGCGACAATCCCAGTCCAAACAGTTTTACTCTTAATCATAATGTTACCTAACTATTCTCCTTTGTTAACATACAGGTATCTGATCCGCATCGCTACATAGACAAGCGTAAATACGCTGATTACGCACTTTAGGATAGGATCAAGGATATCAATCCACCACGTTGAGAGTGCTAAACCAGATGATGCCAACACTTTAATGTCATCAATCGGATTCAGTAGACTCCTCTTCTCTAGGCATTTCTATCGGCGGGTTATTCGCCGGCTCTGCCTGTAACCCAAAATGCTGGGCTAAAACCTGCACAGCCTGATCCCGCTGTCTACCAGCAGGGCCATTAATGAGTGCTTGATCCGCAACCTGCGCCAGAATCTGCACAGCCGTTTTCAATTGTTCGTTGTTGTTGTCGCTCATAGTGTTACCAAACGGGGTTAGGTTACAGAATCACCTAAGCATGGTGCAAGCCTATTCTTCGACCACCACCTCTTCCTCAACCACCACCTCTTCAGCAACCACTTCCTCAGTAGCAGTTTCAGCAACTACTTCCTCTTCAACCACCACTTCCTCAACTACTTCCGCCTCTGCAACCTCCTCGGCTGGTGCTTCCTCTTCAGCAGCTTCCTCACTAGGCAACTCTTGATAACCATCACCGATTGTCATTGCTCCAAAGTTCGGCATCTCTCTACTGGGGGCAGGTTCTGGCGCGGACAACTGGCTGGCAATGCGAGTCTGCAACTCCAGATACCAACCACCTGAGCCGATCTGATTCTCAATCCATTGTTCACTACCAGTCTCAAACTGCCCTAATTCCACACAAGGACTGATGCTAATCCGTTCGTCTTTGTATGCCGACTTGCCGCTGACGGAATCCGTAGCAGTGATGCCCAAAATTACAGACTCGGCGAACCCAGCCTGTGTTTGGTGCGTGTGGTGGCAGACGCTAACGTCCCACCGTGTAACTTCATAACTAATGTTAGCCATAATAATTTATTTTCTCGCCATCGGCATCAGTAGTGGGCCATCCCAATTTGCTGGGATAACATTAACCCTATTGGTCACTACTGAGCCGAAATTAAAAATGCTCTTCTCTTCCTGTGATGGGTGTCCGGGGAAATACTCCACATCCAACCCACCGAAATCCAGTTCTACCGATTTAATGTTCTGACAACCTGCACCAACAAGTAGCACAAATGCAGACACCACGACTATTATCATCCACCGTTTAGCGACAGCCTCCCAGAAACTCCAACTTGGTGTGGCCTTTTTGGGGAACATAGCGTCTGGGTTGTAGTCTCTCATTTCCGTTTCCTTGTTGAGGGTGTCTTCACGATCTCCACCTTCATTGGCCCTAGTTTTTCGCTGCCTTTCGGGAGGTACTCAGGCTGATGGTTCGCTAAAATCTTCTCACAGGTAAGGCTCGCCAAAGCCGTGTTCTCTATCCTCATGGCAGTCCCTGCTCCACCTGTTTCCTTGCCCCTGTCAGCCATGTAAAAAACTGTCTCGGTCAAACCAATCCGTGCGATCCGAGCTTGCCGTCCGTGGAGGAAAACGATCTCATCAACCGCCCATTGCTTGGAAAAATATACCTTCAGACCAGCAGCAAAATTCTGCACCAGTTCACGGAACATTAGCACGGCGACCCCAGCCACAAATATCCAGCCGAACTCGCCAATGAGGTCACGGGCCATGCCTTCCATAGCCTCCTGTCCTCCTAGTTGTTCCACGATGTTGGTCATTAGTTAGTGTGCGATATGTCGTAGACCGAAATTGTTCCTC